ATAGTTGGACAAGATGTTTATGGCAGAACAAATGAAGGATATGAATATAGCGAAAGCGAGAGAGTGGATTGGGATGAAGCGGATGCCACTATCACATTTTTCGTAAAAGATAGAAAATTCTTTATCGCCAAGAATTAATCTTTATGACACAAGTACCACTTGCTTTTTATATAATAATAATCTAGTTTGATAATCATGAACAACGAAAACTTACCAACTCACTTTTATTCTAAAGCCTCTCAGAAGGAAGCACTCGATGTTGTATCTCGTCAGTACGCAACACTTCGTGGACAGGCACACAAATTCATCTTGAATGATGAGTCCCATAAATTACGCTCAGGTGATCGTTACGATCAACTCACAGAAATTTATTGGGGATTACCATTATACCCACATCAGGTTCGTGAAAAACATTATGCTTGGTTTGAGGTATGTGGCATCGATGCTAGTCAGGTCAGGGGATTAGTTACAGCAAGAGATTACATTAAATCATTACCTATCGTTAAAAAACCAAAGGTAGAAAAATCAGAGGGTAAAAGAACTGAGCGTTCAGCTACTCACAGGGGAGTTTGCCAAATTTGTGGAAAGTCTCATAAGGTTGATGTAAAGACCGGACTTCTCGCAGAGCATGGTTACACTTACAAAAATACCGGATACTTTACCGGATCATGTGCAGGATCAGGTCAATTACCAATTAATGTTTCAGTCGATTTTTTGAAGTCTGAGTTTGAAAAAGTAGAAACAAAATGGAATGAGTTTTCATCTGCTGATCCTGAAGAAACTGCTTACACTTACTTCACGGAAAAGCTCGTGAGCAGACCATTAAGATATGTTCCGGTTGAGCATAAGGTATCCAACGCACAGGCATCGAGAGAACTAGGTGCTGTATTGGCGAATTGGCAACCAATCATTGATAATTGGAAACCATCCGATTTGACTCCAATTAAATACGACAACTAAAACCAATAATTTATGACACAGGTGCATCTTGCTTTTTATAATATAATATACTAATGTCTTAATCATGAACAACTACACAATATCAGAACTAAAAGATTACTCACTTAGATTTAAATGCGAGAGTTATACTCCAAATATTATTTGCCTCTATCAGGAAGATAACTTTGTCGGATCAGTCAGAAGACATATTTTGAGAGATGGTTCTAACACATACACAATTCACCACGACTTAGAAGGATTTAGGCTCTCGCTTGATTCCAATTCTACTTTGCAAGACGCAAAAAATCATCTCGTTCAATTTCACATTAAAAATTACGAAAGATAAACTAAGGAGACCAACCACATGAACAAAACAAGTTATCAAGTTTCAGACGCATCGATAAAAAGATATCATCTTTTGAAAGTTAAAATATTCGCATCGGACGAAAGAATATTACCCAAAGATGTATTTAACAGATGGGCTAAAAGTGAAAATTTTTGCAAAATAACTAGATGGGAAGCTTTGCAAGCAATAGCTGAAGAAGATTATTCGATATTGCAATATGTCATTAGTGAGTTACGGCAAAAGACAGAAAATCTTTCCAAGATCGGAGAAGCATTTTCGATCATAAACGAGATTAACGCATAAGGAGACCAACCACATGAACAAATCGACATCTAAAGATTATCAACTTAATGTTAACCTATTTACCGCACTTCTCGATGGTACATTTGAGAAAGTGGTAAAGCAGAAGAAAGTTAAAAGGAAAATAAAATGAATAAAGAAGAAATAATTTCAGCTTGTCCGGTTCCAAATCTCAATGGTAATTGTGCCAAAAGTTTGGTTGAGGAATGGCATAATTTTAACGAAGCAATTGAAAAGGTTTTTGAGCAATTCCCATGTGCATCTTTTCATGGTAGGAATCATCACTTCCGGACTCCGGAAGAACAAAAATTAAAAGATCAACTCAGGGTTGAAATTTCTAAAAAGCTTGTTGGTCTCAGGGATATTGGAAATATTATCCAAGATCATTTACTTACTGAGCATAGGAAATCTTTATGACACAAGTACATCTTGCTTTTTATAATATAATATACTAATGTCTTAATCATGAACAATACTACAAAGATTTCAAATGATGAGTGGAAGCAACTTGAAGAGGAAGCCCTCGATCTCAAAAATATTATAGACGATGCCATTCACCACAATGATGGTGAAACTTTAAGATGGGCAGAAGCAAAAGCATTAATTGTTGCTAAGAAATTAGGAGTGGTACTTCATACCACAAAAGAACTAGATTACGATCAAATTGAAAAGGATTGTGCAGAAGCACCATTCTGAAATTAAAAAAAGGAGACAAATAACATGAGCAAAACTATAAAACATAAAGAATGGGAAATCGAAGCTTATACTGATCTTGACTCAGTTCATGTCGATATTTCTATAACTAAAAACGGAACTTTTTACTCAGGTTCACTTGCTTGCGCAGAAAATGAAGGGCAAATTGAATGCGAGAATTGGGAGAAAACAATTAAGGTTCCACAAATAGTAATTACTAAAGCCGGAGCATTAGCAGATGAATTATGGGAAGCTAATAAATAATGAAAGAATTTAATTCACATGGTGAGAGAGTAAGTCAAAAAAGCAAAGTGGTAGAAAGTATTGCTGAGAAAAAAGACTTACATTTTATAGAAGCAAAAGATTATGTTATCCTTTCCGGTAGGTGGGGTGAAACAGACCCTCGCGAAGGATTAGCAAAAACATTTAACACTTGGAAAGAAGCACTTAATGTAGCACTTTTTTACGATTGGTATTACACTCGTAAAGATATTTTAAGTTTAAACTTGACCAATAGAAACAAGTAGCATTTAACCTTAATTAGATTATGAAACAATTAGAATCACAGCGCCACGGGGACTGCAAATCCTCTATTCGTGAGTTCGATTCTCACTCGCGCCTCCATTCTTCCTTTACTAGAAGAGGGTTTGGAGAGGCAAAAAAATTTGCAAGGTCAAGCCCTAAGAAATGGTTGACTCATCGAAAGTTTGAATTAGTTATTTCAAACTTTTTGAATATTGATGTCGAAATCTTACTCAACAATTACACAAATAAAGTTGCCCTAAAATTTGAGTACAAAAAACAAGTATTCAATACTCTTTTAGTCGGCACATTATCTGAGCTTACTGAAGTAGATGTTTTTAAAATTGTAGAGAAACGCATACAAGAGGTAGATAATATTTTAACTCTTGAGCGTTTATGTGAATTTATATTGGACTGCAAAAATGGATGTGGTGCAAATTTAGCCACAAGAAAAAAGTCAATCGGACATTTAAAGGATTACTGCAAGCGTCATGGCATTTCGCTTAGTGATACTAGTAAAGTATTTTTACAAACTGACGATCAGGGCAGAACATTACCGGAAGCTTGGCAAGCACTCTATAATTTGCCCCATAAGTTAAGGCAAGTAAGGGCATTATTTTCTAAGCGAAACCTTTCGTTGTTCAAACGGCAGGGTTGGGATACATCTCATTTTGGTAACTTCGTTTCCTTTGTTGCTGAAAGTAGTGTGTCCCAACCCTTCTCTACTGATGATGCTGAGGTAGAGAAGATAATTAAATTCTTTCAGGACAACAAGGAAAAGCACCCTGTTTTCTATGACATCTACTTATTGGCTTTTGGAGCCGGACTCCGGAAGTCAGAAATTTATCAGGTGGATGCAGGTAATTTTACAACTTTTAATGGTCAGCATTTTTTGCTGTTACCTTTTGCTACAAAAAGGTCTAAATTAAAAGGTACTAATCATATTGAAAAGGTTGGTATCTCAGCACAACTATTCAACCACTTCCGAGGTAGGGAAGGAAAAGTCATCTGTGGTGGTGACAGGTTGCATAAAAGATTCACTAAATTTCTGAGAGATGAATTAGGTTTAGATGATCCTAAACCAACGCATCGACTTAGAAAAATATTGGGAGCAAGATTGGCAACTACCGCAGGGATATTCCATGCGAGTAAAACTCTTCGCAACTCAGTCGCGGTATGTGAGAAATATTATTCTGATCTCACATCACACAAAAACGAGTTGGAAGTGTAGTTAGCACTAAATAATAGAAAGCTAAACAAAATGGTAAATATAAATAGGGATGAATATGTCCCAAAATTAAAGTTAAACAAAAGTTCAATTAGTGTTAACAATATGAAGTTAACTCTTGATGATCAAAATAATATAACGATAGAGACAGGTTCCGAGTGGACGGGAACCCTAACTGAACTAAACGATCTGATTCAGGTCATGCAGGGAGATTTTAAGGATGCCTATAAATTCCAAGCAGAAGGGCGCTAGGTTTGAAAGGGCGATTGCTCACCTGTTGACTGACAATGGGTATCCGGCACATCGATCACAGCAATTCTGTGGTGCTAATGGAGACGCAGATGTCACCTGTCCTGATTTCCCTTTTTCAGTGGAATGTAAACATGTCGAAAAACTGAATTTATATAAAGCTTTTACGCAAGCAATAAAGGATTCCAAAGGAAAACCACCATGCGTAATTCACACAAAAAACAATCATGAAAATCTGATCACCATGAGGTTAGATGATTTTCTACAACTACTAAACAACGAACAATAATGAATGATGAAAAAAATAAAACACCTAGCATTTCTGCTACTCAAATTTCTTCTAAGGAAATCTATTCTGCTTTTGTTAAAGCTCAGGCAGAACTTACTAATCCGAGGAAAACGGAACAGGGGTTCGGATATAAATTCGCAGGACTTCCTTCGGTCGTTACGATCCTAAAAGTCCTTAACAAGCATGGATTAGCTTATATTCAAATGATCCAATCTGATGATCATGGAAAACTAGTGCTTGAGCTTTTCTTAATGCACGAAAGTGGCGAGCGATTGCCAAGTTCTTTCTTTCCATTTGATGTGACTCAAAAAAAGGGGATGAGTCCGGAGCAATCTCTTGGTAGTTGCCTGACCTATTTTAGGCGGTATCAACTTACCACTTATTTTGGCATCGCGAGTGAGGAAGATATTGATGGAGCCGGAGAGGTTGAATCGATACCGGAGCCTAAGCCTAAGCCAAAACCTCCGGCAAAGAAAGCCGAACCCAAACCGGAACCGGAAGCTGAGATTGAATTATCTGATACCGAGATAAGAAAATTAGCATTAGAGAAGTTGTCCGAGCTAAAGGCATTAAAGTATGCTGATGCAATTGGATTCTATCCGGACACATCTTCAATCAAAGCATGTAAAACTTTCCTGAATTTTACTGATCAGGAAATTAAGGACAAAGTTAAAAAGTGGGGGAATAAATAATGCATTTAGTAGGACATAATATCCGGAACTTTGATGTTCCATATTTAATTCGTTGGTCAATGTTGAATCAGGTAAAAGTACCTGTTTACTTGAGCCACTTGGCGAATAAGAAATTTGGAAAACTTCCCACAATATGGGTTGACACTAATGAGTTCTTTGGAGCCTCAGAATGGGGGTTTAGAGTATCGCTAAATAATCTATCAAAGTGGACAGGGCATGAGGGAAAAAATGGTAACGGAAAGTTCTTTTATCAACTCCCTAGGGAGGAACAGGAATCATACCTTGAGAATGATATGATGCAGACTCGAAATGTTTTCAGGTCGATGAATAATTACCTCAACGCTTATGTTGAAGAACGATGTGTTTTCTTTGATATCGAAACAGCACCAAAGGGTGACCTTGAACTTCAAAAATTGGCTCCGGCTTTTAAGGAAGAAAAGGTAAAGCTTGGTAACATCAAAGACCCTGAGAAAAGACAGGCAAAGATAGAGGAGGCAAGAGAGGGTCATTTTGATGCGATTAAGGACAAGGCAGGGCTACACGCTCAGTTCTCCGATCCGGTAGCAATTGGCTACATTAATGAAGGTGATTTCGGAACCTGTTTAGACTTTGCCAAGAAGGATGATCCAAATGGATCAAAAGACTTGGTCGAAAGGTTTTGGAAACGGGCATCGAACTTACATGGGGATATGAACGAATTGAATAATTACACAGCAAACGCTGAATTTTAATATGAAACAAATAGCAAAAATAGTTGGGTGTTATGACACCAAACAAGATGGAACTCCTAACCTCACGAAGAACGGAAATAAATTCCTTTCTGTAATGTTCAATGTCGATGAGAATACTTATTACGACTCCTTTTTTCTGATGGCATCTTGCCAATGGAAGTTGGATTTATTCTTCAAGGCACTTGGTGTTGAATCAAGTTCTTGGGATAAGGTTGGTAAACATCAATTTGAGTTTTTCTTTGGGAAGGAAATTCAAGTTGAAGCAGGGATAGATAAAGCCGGATACAAGAAAATATTCAAGTATCTTCCGGCAACAACATTAACTGAATCTGTGGTGGATGATGGCAATGGCAGGGATACGGCAAGTGACCTCCAAGCGGAACCATCCTTTGAAGATGATTTTGTGGAGGAGGAAGACGAAGACGATGTCCCATTTTAAACAAAGACTCACGATCACATTGCCGGATTTCCTCCGGCATCAATTGAAGGCAATCTCAGATCAATATGAGATGTCTACGAATGAAATTATCAAGCACCTGATCATCCAAGGCATCGATATTTACAAAATTAACGATGTTCAAAGTGACAGCAAAAAGCCTCAGTTTAAGGCAAATGTGACAGCAGAGGTAATTAAGCCTGATTTCCAAAGTGACAGCAAAAACCCCCAAAAACAGGCAAAAGTGACAGCACCGGAAATTATTGATTGGGAGCCTGAGCAAAATGAGGGTGACAGCAAAAACCCCCAAAAAGGGGTAAAAGTGACAGCACCTCTCGTGCGCACCTTAAAAATATATAATATTATTAATAAAGATATAGATATATATATAGAGAGTCTGAGAGAGGCATGGGATGAATATGTTCAGATGCGGAAGGAACTGAAGAAAACGATCAAGCCCACTACCATGAAAAGGATTTGGAAATCGTTTGATCCCATTCTCGAAGAACAGGGTGTTGAGCCAATCATCAAGGCACTTAACCGATCAGTCCAAAATGGATGGCAGGGAATATTCTTGGACGAGGATAAGAAGATCGAATCTACCGGAACTTTTGGAGAGGAGGATTTCTAAATGATACCATGTAGAGAATGTAATCAGGATTCAGGGTGGACTCAGGAACTAATCGATTCACCCTTGTTTGGAGGAAATGTGGATGTAGCTGTTTGTGATGAATGTTGTGAGAATTATCATCGCGAGCAAAAAGCTGAACAGAATCTTCCAAGGGTAGATCATGCAATTGAGCCAATTGAGAATTTGATTCCAATGGGCTACAGAGAGTCATCAATTAGCAAGCTTCCAATTTCAGCACAATTGATGTTACCGGAAATCATGAAGTGGTCACCTTTACGCAAAAAGGGATTGTACATCATGGGTGCTTCGAGGCAGGGAAAGACAAGGTCACTTTGCATGTTGTTGAAGGAGCTTCACTCACAAGGTAGAAGATTTAAGGTATTTTTTGCCGGAGACTTTCACACTCAATTGATCGAGGCAAAGCGAAGTGCATTCTTCCGGTCTTGGAGAGATGAGATTGTAAGTGTTCCAATCCTAGCGATTGATGATCTATTTGCAGAAAAGATGAGTCCAACAACGCAAGCCGGATTGTTTGAAATCATCGAGGCAAGGATGGCAAGGCAACTACCACTACTTTGTACCACTCAGGTCAAGCGTAGTGATGCTGTAAAATCATTTGATGACCCACATCGGGGTCAGGCACTGCTAGCACGATTAAGGGAGACCTGTGACTTAGTGGTGATGAATAAAAAACAAGTAATGCAAGAGGAGGTAGTGTTTTCATGAATTGGCAAGATCATATCGATTGGGGATTTGTTTTATTACTAATTATAGCGGTAATGCTATTTGGGTATTTAGTTACATGACGGGTAGACCAAGAATATCAGAAAATAGAAGAAAGAAGATGGGTCTAGCACCCTTGCAACACGCTTGTAAGGATATTGTAAGTGATTACATGGATGCAACCCATCCATTGGCATTAACCAAAGATCAAAAAGAGCAATTAGATGCCATCGCGAGCCTATCACCTGAAGATTTCACTCAGAATGTTTTAGATCAGTCTAAGTTGGCACTCATGCAAGGTCTTCACACGATCAATAGGCAAATCAATGATATTCCACTCGCGAAGGTTCCTGAAGTGGTTGAGAAGATGGCGAAGATCATTCGAGATATTCAAGGCGAACCAAGTCAACGAATTGAGGTAGTGAAGAAGAATATTTCACCGGAAGAGTTTAACCAAATGTTGGAGGCACTTCCAAAACAAAAGAGATGAAACATTTGTACAAGTCACCACTCAAACTGAAGAAACAGGTCATGATTCATGCAATGGATGATACCATTTATTCGAGGGCAACTTACGAAGAGGTATTGAGAGGAAGTGAACGATTTTGGAGCAACACTCAATTGGTTGGATTTGATACCGAGGGAAAGCCAATCAGGTCAAATAAACCAAGGCAGAGGAAAACAAAGGGCAATGTTTATGACATCGGATTCTGATAAGGATAAGGCACTTCATGCATTGGATGTATTGTCCGCACAGATTGGTAACGCTCGATTGAGGAAAATGTGGAAGAAACCTATCTATGATTATATCATCTCAACAGGGGGTGACGCAAAACAGGCTCAGGATGATGAGGATGGTAGAATATCTATTGATGAGGGTAAAGACGATGAATAGGCACTACATTGGAGCTTTATTCATACAATACCGGTCGCAGGGTCTCTTTCTTTTGTCCGGATTCCTGCGTGTATGTGCGTCTAACTATAGGAAAATGGGGTGGAAACGCTCAAACTCTAGTGTTTATCAGGGTGATCAGGGGACTTTTAGTCCTCTTTTGATGGGGTGGGGGGGTCTAGGTCGATTTTTCGTTCTTGTAATGAACCGATAGTGACTAAGAAAAGTTTTTTAATCTGATGACAACCAACACTTTACCACTTTCTTACCCTTTATTCAAATTTGGATATGAATTAAAATTACTCGCTCGTGCGGATATGAATGCAATCTTTCAATGCTGTGAAGGTAACCGGATAAGTGGATTTTTGGTCTGCAAAATAAAAGTTCTACCAAAGTGGAAAGGATATCCTGAGCGAGAGGGCATTCCTAGTAAATCGAGAGGTGGATTTGAGGTATGGTTTTTTATGAAAGGATCAAAAAACATGGCATGGGAAAAATGGGGAGAACTAATAAAAGGTAGATAATTGGACAGGCATGAAACCAAATTTAGATATGTTAACTGAAAGTGATCCTAAAAAACTTACTAACAAGGAATATAAATATTTGTACAATTTATTAAATCTTCAACTGCACAACTTGATTGAGAGAAGTAAGAATAAAAAAGGTATATCGAGGAAAAATGATCAAATATATATTTCAGCATTATGGAAGGTACACCGGATGATTGAAAACCTACCATTTGATCGAAAATTTTTATTTATGAAAGTGGATAGATAGTGGGGCAGGTATGAATAAATATGAACCAATGGAGACCGAGCAAGATAAGATTAATCAGCGAAGGTTTGCCAATAGAATAGAAAAGCGTTGGGCGAGCAAAGATATAAAACTTTTGGATACTGAGGAGGGTGCTATTTTAGATTTACATATTCGTCAGGGGAAATGGCATCTTGGATTTATTGAGATAAAACATACAAAACATTTTTATGGTAGTTTTGCATTTTATTTTATTTCAAAAAAGAAGTGGGATAAATTGGTTAATGAAACTTTGATATGCAAGCAGAAGTGCTATCTTTGCGTTTCTTTCGCTTGTGGAACTGAAGCATATTGCGATGTGAGCATTGCCAATGAATATGGCAAAATTGCGTATAATGGTAACCCTAGAAATCAGGTTGAGACAGATTGGGAGATATGTGTTTTCGTACCATTAGAATATCTGAAAAAATTTAAAGGAAAGGTAAAACCTTGGAATCAGAATTAGATTATTATTTAACCTTGGGTTGGATGTGGGACAACGAGGATGTTGTTTCTCCACCCCACGAACATGAAGGAGTTGAGAATGAAGAGTGAAGTAGATTTAGCGAAAGAGTTGGGTATTCCGCGAGAACAGATCAGGGAATATCGAATGGAGAACGATGTGTCGGGATGGGCAAAAGTCTCGAACCGGATTGTTTATACTGAGTCCGGAGAACATGAGATTAGGAATTTAGTGCAAAAAGGGTTATTGGTTGATGTCCTTTCTGAGCCGGAACCTATTCCGGATACTCAGGAATTAGTGGTGACAAAAATTCCATTGAATCGAAACTTGGTTTTCTGTGGAGATATTCGCGTCCGGTTGAGGAATAATCGTAATTTTTTAAAGGGTATGAAATTGACAGCAAGACCTCCTATTGGGGATGAGAGTTCATGGGTATTGGTTGGTAGATGTCCGAGATGGAAAGGTAGGTACTAGATGACCGGAAACGCACATAGAAAAGGGGAGGAAGTTCTTCGTCAGTGGGAAGAGGTAAAGGAGCAACAAAAAGCAATGGCAAAGTTCGAGACATTGATGAATCGAGCGATTAAGAAAAAATCTCCGGTTACTAAATCAAAACCAAAACCAAAGAAATGATTCAACCTACTCCTCATCCTTATTACGATATTCCCACTCAGGAACAAGCACAGGCAATGGGTGCAGATGAGACCATGCGAATCATCGAGGAGAGGGAAAAATTAATTCAGCTAGAGTTAAAAGACCCATTTCACAATGGATATGAGCCTGAACATTGGAAAATGGCAGATGAAGAATTTGCTAAGTGTGATGAATTATTAATTTTGGGCGGTAATAGGAGTGGAAAGAGTTTTTACGCGAGTAAGAGGGTCATGAAACTAATAAATGACATCCCTGAAGCGAATGTGTTATGTATGCATACGACTGCATCGACTTCGATTGAACAACAACAGCAATATATTTGGAATTTTATACCAAATGAGTGGAAAATGGCAAAAAAAGGGAAGGTTACTAACCTGACTTTCTCAAAAAAAGGTGGATTTACAGAATCCTGTTTGGTTGCACCTAATGGGAGTAGAATTTTCTTCCGAAATTATTCGCAAAACCTTGATACAGGGATACTTGAGGGTTCAGAATGGGATATGGTTTGGGGGGACGAGCTAATTTCAATCGAGCATATAAACAGCTTGCGTTTCCGGATGACATCGAGGGCAAATAAACCTGTGGTGAATGCGGATCACCCTGAATGGATGAATGGATATCCTTGGAGAGGTATGTTAATCACCTTTACTCCGGTTACCGGATATACACCTACAATTCGCGAGTACATGGATGGTGCTATTACGACTGAAGCAATTGATGCTGATCCTGAATTATTGCCGGACATGAAAGTTCCGGTCAAAATGCAACCATTAAAGGAAAATGCGAAGATTATATTCTTTCATTCGGAGTGGAATAAATTTAATAACTACGATGCATTAAAGCGTACGCTAAAGCGTGACCCTCGCCAAAAAATTCTAGTTCGAGCGTATGGATTGCCCTCCAAAGTGGCAGGGGGATTACTACCTCGTTTTGATCAGAACCATATAGTGGGTGATGATGCTATCCCTGCGGAAGGAACTAACTACATGATTGTTGATCCTTCACATGGCAAGAATTGGGTAATCCTTTGGGTGAGGGTTGCTTCAGATGGAAAAAGTTATGTCTACCGCGAGTTTCCTGATCAATACACCATGATTGATGGAATTGGAATTGCCGGAGAATGGGCGGTGTCCGGAAGAAAGATTGATGGTGATGCCGGAGATGCCCAACAACCTTGGGGGTTCAGTTTGCAAAGATATAAAGAATTAATTGACGAACTTGAGGGTGGGGAGGAAATTTTTCTCAGGGTGATGGATTCTCGTTTTGGATCAGCACCAACTGCAACCAAGTCAGGAGTGACCACTTTGATTGATCAGATGGCAGACATTGGAATGTTCTTTGAACCAAGCGTTGGGGTTCGCATTGAAGAAGGAATTGCATTAATAAATGATCTCTTGGACTATAATCCTGAGCAACCTGTTGATGCATTAAATACTCCTCGGTTATTCGTGCATGAGAAATGTAAAAACTTGCGATTTTGCATGAGCATTTACACGGGTCAGGACGGAAAAACATCTGCTTCAAAAGATTACATAGACTGCTTGCGCTACTACTGCTTATCTGCTCCGACATATATTGACCCCAATCAGGGTGTTTTAAGGCAAGGTGGAGGCTATTGATGCGGATCGTTGCGGTATAGATGCGGATTGATGCGGTAATTATCGATATCGATTAATCACACCTTGACATTTTCATTTTATGACATAGAGAAATTTTAGAATTATCTTGATTATTATATAATAATAAGTAAGTTGTAGGAATGACAGCAACAAAATTTAAATCAAAAAAATTCTTATCTAACGCAGAAGTGATTGAATTAGCTGAGTTAATTTTCTCAGAATTATCAGTCTTTTCAATCGACTCTACTCAGACTACTCGTCAAGTCGCATTTCGCGCACAGGAATGGTTGAGAGATGAAGGATTACCTCAGTTCGCAGATCGTTGGTCTTTGTGTCTTCTTTTGGGTAAGCAACTTCGACTTCTTAACCATGCTTCAATTTTAGAGGTAAAACAAATTCTTCATGGAAGGTAATATTATGACAATTGAACTTAAATCTCGCACGGACGCTTGTCCTTATTCATGGAAGACCGGATATCCGGTAGGCATTCGCATCGGATGCTGTGGGGACGAAGTTCCTACATTTATTGGAAAGAAATGGTACATCTACTTATGGGACTCGCGTACTCATCTTCACATCTACTATTGCTTCAACGATGATTTATTCTTATCAGAAGCAGAGTTTCAAACTATAAAGGAAAATAACTAATGAAATTTTACCAAGTACAATTTATCTCAATTGAAGGTCACAATACAGAAATATTTTTTTGCAATAAAGCAGAAGCAAAAAAGTGGATCAAAGAAAATAAAAAAGAATACGATTATGTTCATGATGAGCCTGAACTTTGCATTCTCAAATCAACAAAGAAAAGAGACATTGTCGATTTTATTAACCATCATAGCGGAAAATAACTAATGAACGCACTAGAAAAAAGAATCCGGAATATCTTGGACTTGAGTCCTAATTTTCAATCTAATTTTGTTAATCAATTGGTCAAAAATGCCAATGAAGGTCACATCATTATTATTGATACCGCCCGAAGGCAAGTTTCTAGCTTGCCACTTGATAAAAATAAAACAATAATCAAGTGATGAAACAAATTAGTACATGGGGTGGAAAAAGACCTAATCAACATGGAAGACCTAAACTTCCACCGGAAGTCCGGAGGGTATTAATTACAGCAATGGTAAAGCCGGAAACAAAAAAGCACTTACTTTCAAAAAATGAAAACCTTGGAAGATCACTAGATGAAATAGTGGTTCGAGATAAAAGTTGACAATATCTTCTCTGCTGTGTTTTTTTAAACATGGCACATTTTGCACCAAAAAAAGCCTTGTTAAGGCGAGGTCAGGTAAAAGAGTGGTTGGGACTCGATGATAACGAGATTACCCAATGGATTCAATCAGGTGCATTAAAGCCAAAATATTTTCGTCCAAAATCGCGAGCATTCTTTGTTCGTGCAGAAATAGAAAAGCTTTTGGATAGTGAAAGCGTTTTTATGGTTAACGATAAAGTTAATGTGGCATGAGGGAAGAAAAAGACAAAAATAAAATGTACAAGGAACCGGACATTCCTTTGTTGCATTCTGAGCTTAGTTCAATTTTAGAAGATTCCGCAAGAAATCTCACGCGAAGAGATGATATGGATGATGTCCGATATGCTCGTTGGGCAGGGCAAAGTACAGATTTCCGGAAACATGAAGAAGAAATTGGTCACCAACCAATCCCTTGGGAGGGAGCCTCAGACACAAAAATTTTACTTGCTGATCGATTGATTAACGAACATGTCCATATGGCACTTGAGTCCTTTTTTAGGGCTAATATGAATGTCACAGGAATTGAGATGTCCGATAATAAAAAGGCATCTTATTGGAGGGATGTTTTAGCTTATTTCATGGAGCAGAAAATGCTTCCTGAACTAAGAAGGGAAGTAGAAATTTTGGCTCAGGAAATGTTTTCCTCATCTCCGGCAATTGGGATTCTTGGTGTTTATTGGCAACAGGAAACAATTATGAGAATGAAGAGATTTTCTCTTCAGGATTTGTTTATGATGGTACAAAATGCCGGAGGGGATGAAAGTGCGTTGGAAGAAATAATGTCGATAATTCAAGACCCTGATTCCGAGGAACAGGCACTCGCACTAATGAGCCAAGTTTTCGTTGGGGTTAAAGAAAAAGTACTAAAAAAAGGTCTTAAAGAATTTAGGGAAACCGGAGAGACAAAACTTCCGGCTCCAATCGAGCATGAGAATCGTCCTCGATTTGTAGCACATAAACTTTATGATGATATATTCGTGGACGCGAATTGCACGAATTTAGATCGTGCGAGAGTGATCATGAGAAGAGAATGGATGTCAGAAACTGAGCTTCGCGATAAAATAAATACTGAAGATTTTGACGAAGATTTTGTTGAAGAAGTAATAGCTAAAACTGAAGGAATTACGGGTGTTGAAGAATATGATTACCGGAATCCAATTCAGATGGGAGTAAATATTCTTGGCAAAGGTGTAAAGGGAGACTTCGATAATTTATACGAAATTTTTTATGCCTACCAAAGAGTTTATGACGAAGACACAAATGTTCCGGCAATTTACTGCACAGCATTTTCTGCTCATGTAAATGATCATTACGGCAAGCATGATTTATTGGAGTATGGTCACAACCAAATGCCCTTTGTCCTGTTCTCTCGCGAACGACTTTCGCAATCAATTTTTGACGCTCGCGGAATAGCTGAAATTGTAGCACCTAATCAATTTGAAATTCAGACTCAGAGAAATCTACGAAATGACGCAAGTCAGATTTCTGTCATACCTCCATTAAAAGTTAATGCTCGCAGGGGTGGATTAAATTTGATGATTGCTCCGGCAAGTCAGATTACAATATCAAGACCTGACGATGTTGATTGGATGAATCCTCCGGCTCCATCTCAGGGTTCCATTGAGGCAGAAAATGCTTCCTACACTGATGCTTTAAGATATTTTGGTGATCCTGAAAAACCGGAAGCAAAATTACTTTATCAACAATGCATGGTAAACCGATGGTTGGATTCTTGGAGGGAAGCATTTAGTCAGGCACTTTGTTTATGCCAACAATACTTAGCACCTGAATTTGTTAGTAGGATCACAGGCGCACCTCCTGAAGAAGTAATGATTGAACCGGATGATATTCAAGGAAGATATGATCTTAGCTTAAGATTTTCCGTTGATACTTTGAACCCTGAGTTTATGGAAAAGAAATTAGATTCACTCCAAAAACTTACTCAGTTTGATACAACCGGAGCAATGGATCGGAACAAGCTTTTAAATTATATCGCTTTAAATATTGATCCACTTTTAGCGAAAGAAGTTATTCTTGATAAGGATACCGCAACCATGAAAGAAGTCGAAGACGAACAACTTTCGTGGATCAGAATTATGAGCGGAATTGAACCTCCTTCTAAAGAAGGTGTAAACTTTAATTTACGCAAACAAACTGCTGAACAAATCATTCAGTCAAGCGAAGAACTTCAACAAAAAATGGCAGAAAAACCATTGGTTAAACAACTCGCGGAAAACAGGATCAAATATTTGCAATTTGGAATTGCTCAACAAGAAAATGCACAAATTGGTCGAGTGGGGGTCAAGCCTGTTACGCAAAGTGGGGGAGGTTATTAAGTATGTTTAATTTCTTAAAAAGAAGAGCAACTTTAGTTAAATATCAAAATTTATTAACTTATGAAGAATGCCAAAAAATTTTTGCAGAACAAGGGGAAGATTCGAGAATATGGCAAGCTTTAGACCAAATTATTGATACTGAGCTTTTAGATGCTATAAATGAAGTATCTGACCCAAAACTTTCGCAATCTAAACTTTCCCATGCTTCCGGTCGGATTGAAGCAATTTCAAGTTTAAAGGCAAAAATAGAGGAAGCGAAAAAATGGAGGATTGGGAAGATGAATTACAAGACGAGTTAACTTTAGTTTGTGAAGACTTCATTCAAAAAGGTTTAACGACAAGACAAATAATCGCTTGTCTTGGAACCCTATCATTTGAGTATACCGCAAACATGAGCGTGATTGAACTTGACGAAGAATGAAATCATTTGTGTATGCATCTGACTTGCATGGAGATAAGCAATGCTATGACTCTGTTGAGCAACTTTTAAAATTTGTAAAGGAATTCAATCCCGATGTGAGGATTTTTGGTGGAGACCTTTTTGATTTTTCTCCACTAATGAAAAATGCTGATCCGGCAGAAAAAAATGCCTCGATGGAAGCAGATGTTTGGGCAGGGATGGAATTTTTAAATAAGTTTCAACCTCACCATTTTTTGCTTGGGAATCATGATGATCGATTGTGGCAAACTGCAAATAAGCACTCATTAGGCTTGATCAGGGATACTGCAAAAATTTGCATAAAAGACATAGAAAAAAAATGTCGTTCCATAAAATGTAAAATGTATCCATACGATGTTGATAAAGGTGTTCTTAGTCTTGGAAAAATAAATTTTTTGCATGGCTTTTATCATGGTGTTACAGCAACAAAACGACATGCAGAAACTTTTAGTCAATCAGGTGGACTAGTAGTTCATGGTCATATTCACTCGATTCAACACGCATCAATTCCCAAAATTGGAGGTGGAGCCGGAGTAAGTGCCGGATGTTTAGCGACAACAGCAATGGAATGGAATCGCGCGAAAGTAAATCGACTAGCACATGAAACCGGATGGGTGTATGGTTATTTTTCTAATAAATCTTGGGCTTGCTATACTGCTCGCAAATTTGAAGGTAAATTTTTGTGGCGCTAAGTTGGAAAACTCTCCAAGAACTTTTGGACACCCCTGCTAATTTACCAAAAGGTAAAGGATGGATGAAATTTAAAGATTTCGCACAAAAAGCAGGGTTAGGGACTAATCGCGCTTACCGAATAATTCAGAATGGAATTAAGGAAGGTAAAATTGAAGTCCATAAAGGTTCAGAGTGGAATCCTGTTCACAAGCAAAGAACTCGATCAACTTGGTATCGTTTTATTAGCCCTAAGTAAATCCAAGTTCATTGTGGCGCTTGCGTCATTTTAAATTCGGCTTGAATTTCGTCATAGTTCCTCGTTCACAACGAGAGTCAATTCAATCGGCTAACGAATATAAAACTATGTCAGATACAATCGAAGAGGTCGCGCCTTTAACAGCAGAAGCAAAACCGGAAGGTCTTATTTCTTTAGCAGATATTGCTGAAGCGAGTGGGGTCAATAATTTCTTTGAAAGTCAAAATGTTGAAGAGGAAATAACGGATGATCAACAATCGGTTTCGGAGCCTGAGTATGAACCTGAGCCTGAGCAACCTGAGCTTGTACAAGAAGTCGTACAAGAACCTGAAGATGAAATAAATCAAGATTCTGATGGTGTAAAAAAACGAATAGGAAAATTAGTTGAAGCGAGGAAGCTCGCGGAGGCAGAAAAAGAACTACTCGAAAAAAGGGTCGCTGAACTAGAAGGCAAAAGAGCAGAGTACAAAGATGTCGGAATGGATCGATTATCTGAAATTATTACCTTGGAGGAAGCAGATAAAAGAGAACAAGATGCAGAACATTTGCGAGATTGGTTGCTAGAAAATCCAAATGGTGGAGACTACCAAGATTTGCAGGGGAACGAGCATGAAGTGGAGAGTCAAATGGCACGAAAGCTTATGGTCGAAACCGATAGGGATTTAAGGAAAAATATTCCAAAAGTCCGGAATCAAATTCAGGTAAAAGCTCAACAGAGGGAAATTGCAAAAAACACTTTTGGATGGATGAAGGATAATCATTCCCCTGAAAATGTTGAGCTTCAAACAATTTTAAAAAACAATCCGCATTTATCCAAATATTTTAATAGTGATCCATATGGAGACCTTGCAATTGGATATATGGTGGAAGGGGTAAAAGCAATTAACGCTCGCAAACAGCAATCACAAAAAGTTGCACAAGCACCTAAAGTTCCATCTGCACCAAATCGAAAAAGTCCATCAGTTGTTCGAGGGAAACCTAGAACTGATAAAGAAGGATTATTAGCGAAAGCCTCCTCCGGAAACATTGAAGACGCATCATCATATATAGAATCAATATTATAAAAATTTAGGGGGAAAAAATTATGGCAGGTATAGTAGAAACAAAACAAAGCCTTATCAGAGAGTCATTAGCCGACTTATTGGTAGTAGTAGATCAAAAGGCATGTCCTTTTTTAAGTCAGGTAAAACGCGGTTCAGCACCAAGGAATACATTCGTTGAATGGGGTCTCGATAAGCATAAACCAAATTTAGTTCAAACAGCAACTTACACTTCCGGAATATCTAATAATTTACCAATTGATGGTGATGACATTGGGAATTCTGATTTTGAAAATTACGATCAAAGACAGAAGTGTTCAGTTTATCTTCAATATGCTCGTAGGGTTCCTAAAGTTTCGCGTTTAGCAAACATGGTATCTGATGTGGCGGGCGTTGGATGGAAAAAGGAAATGGCACTTTCAATTTCTCGCGCATTAGTCGCTCATAAAAGGGATCAGGAAAGTACTTTTTGTTCTTCTCAAGAGACTGCACAAGAGACCGGAACAGGTACAACAAGTGCAACTCCATACCAAACTCGTGGATTAGGAAAATGGATTTCTTCTACAGCATCGACTATAGCACCTGTCCCTAGTGATTTCCTCACTCCTTCAACATCAATAGTTAGTGGTGACACAACGGGAACAGGAATACTGACCGAGCAAGATGTTCGTGGAGTAATGCAGTCCATTTATGAGCAGACCGGAGAGTCTGACAAAACCTTTTTTGGTCTTTGCGGAACCGCAATGAAGAAGCACATTTCTGACTTCAGTATCTTCTCACCAAGAACTGATAATTTAACTGCTTCAAATCGCGATGCAGATAATGCACGATTAGCTTATGCAGTTGACATAATCGAGTCAGATTTTGGGACAATTTCGCTCAACTTAAGTAGCTTCTTGGAGCAAGATGCACGGACTACCGGAGGAGTATATGATGCATCGGTAGGACAAAAGACATTATTTGTTCTTAACTTGTCTCAGTTTGAAGCTTGTTACGCAGAGGAAACTAGTGTTCGCGAACTTCCTGATTTGGGTGGAGGTGCTAGAAGCATTATTGAGTCGGTTTTCAGTTTGAAATCTTATTCCGGTGGTCTCGATCACGGAAAAGTTACTCTAAACTAAATTTAAGTTCAGGAGGCAAGAATGAGGGATGTGGAAGAAATAAAAGTAGATGGTGTTGACATTACAAAAGATGTCTATTCACACTTTGCTGAAATTGAATCTGCATCCCTCGCTTCTGCCGAAAAAGAACAAATTTTGTTAATGCAAGCGGAAAAGCGAGTTACTAATGGTGAGCGAAAGAATTATAGTTTTGGACGATTAAGAATGAAGATATGTCAACCCGTTTACCACTTTTGGGGTAGTAAATTAGGGTATGAAATTTGGAAGGATAAAACATTTTTAAATTGGTTAGAGAAAAGATTCGGGGACTTAGTTGCCATTAAATCGAAATCCGCACAAATACAAGTATGAGTTGTGCGTTCAGTAACATTTGAGAGTTGCCTTAACGGAGTAGCATCAACAGCAGGGATAGACCCTGCTAATTTGCTTGCACATGAAAAGATTCTTCTTACCGAGTACATAAACGATGCGGTAAGATTTTGCTATGATTATTACCCTTGGGCAGAATTTACATTAACTGAAAAAAGGTACTTTCGAGAAGAGTACGACAACAGCAAAGCATATGCTGTAAACGATGAAGTATTTTACAAAGATAAATACTATCGTTGTTGGAAAATATCAACAGGGCATAAGCCTGATGAAAGTGTTGATTTTTGGCATGAAATAGGAGACTACAATAATGATCCTGAGTGGGAAGAAAGTGGTCTGTATGATATAGGGGCTAAGGTAAGATATAATGATAAGAATTACCTTTGTATTCAAGTCCCTTACACATCATCCGGAATTAATTTGGCAAATTTTGAATATGATAACATTGATCCCAACAATACAACATATTTTCAAGAACTTGATGAGCGATTTGAAAGATATATTGCTTACGAGCAAGCCGGAAAAAATTCAATTGAAACTATAATTTCGGTTCATAAAACTGACCCTCGATACACAAAAGCAACTCCATTAAATTTTAGGGAAGGAACCGAGGGTATTTATGTGGAGTCCATCGATGCGGTAGTAAATGAAGTTTGGATTAAGTATCGCATTGATGCACCTACCTACACAACATCCTCACTTACATCCCCTGTTGCTAAATTTTTATATCCGGCAATAAAATTACATGCTTATAAATCGTGGTTGGTAGGAGATGGTCAACACGAAAAATCTGAGTTATGGGAGATCAAAGTGCTAGACGCACTACTAAAAGAAATAGATAAATTAGACCAACAGCAAGATAGGGGTCAACCTTATGTCATTCGCGGAAATGCATATCGTAGAACAAACGCGACACAACCTTACACTCAATCCCCCACCACAGATCAAATTGGCTCAATTAAAGAAGGGTTGCCGGAGTTATCATTTTCTTTTGGAGCCTCTGCTCGTGGATTCAACTCAGCTAAGTTTAGTAATACAAGTTTAGGCACAGGTTTTTCTACTTCAGTAAGTGGTCGAAATATAATTAAAACAGCAGGGATTTATCAAGTTGGTGGAGACCTTAAATTAGGGCAATATATAATATTTCCTAATGGTTATAATCATCCAATTGGTAGTGGTAGATTCCCAAATAATACATATTTTAAAATAACTCGACTCGATGGATTAAATGCCGGAGATGATGTTGAATGGGAATCAACTTTTATAAATTCAGCAACAGGTAATTTGGTTACTTACACTCAAGGTTTTACTTTAGGTGATCCATCATATCCTAGAGGCACATTTTGGGAGGCATACAATCGATCAGATGCTAAAATTGACTTAGGTATTAACTTAGTTGCCAATGGCAGAAATAAAATTATTACCATCGATGCTGTAAACATTTCATTTTGGTTAGAGACAGGTTCTCCGTTTCGCTCGCAAGATCGAGGTGAAATTGGAGGAGGTAATGCAGTAAAAAGGAGAATAGCTACAAGTGAATTTAATATTCAAATTGAAGCTGAAGCAAAAGTAAATCGTGCAACTAGAGTTGCAATTCCGGTATCAATTAATACTTCTCCTGTACAAAGACAAAGAGTTAGATTTAGGTCTACTACAATTAATATGTCTGTTCCCTCTATTTCCCACTTAGGGAGTAACGCAATGAAAACTACCGGAGTGGCAAGTGTTTATCCTGTCCAACATAACTTCGGTGCAGTTCCTTTTTTCATGTGGGGTGTTAATAGTTTTTCAGGAGGTATAGCAGGCGCCAATAGTTATGTAATATCTCTCCAAAATCAAATTGCTAAAAACTTTAAAATATCCCCTCCTCCAATCTATTCAGCAAGCTTACCGACTGAGCTACACTTCGGAATTAATGCGAGTTATTTTCCATCCAACGCAGATCAAGATGAAGATATTTCAATATCAGTAAATGCTTCCGGAAAAAGTTCAGTTCAAAAAGGTTACGCTCAGATTGGCATGGGTATCTCACTGAATGCTTCCGGAAATAATTCTGTTAAGAATGGCTCTGTTTCTTTGAGTATGTCCATAACTCAAGTAGTAGATGGTAAGAATTCAAAGCTTGGTACTTTGATTCTGCAAGGTGGTTTTTCAAGATCAAATGGTTCAGATGATACAGATAGAACTTCAATAACTCAACCAAGTGGAGTAACTCGTTCGACTACTTTTAATGCCATAATGTCGGGAATGATGTTTGAAAATTCAGGTACCGGTTATTTTGGGGGAGGGAATCATATGACTCTTCAATCATCATCATTTGATCAAGATAATATAATTATTGCAGGGTGGATTGACCTCCAAGTGGACAATCCTGATGTTAGTCAGTTTTATGTCAGTCCATATCGCGATCCTCCTAAATATTTCTTTGATTGGAATTTATTACCTTCAAATTTTGAGTATGCTAATAACAGAGGAATTGAAATATTTTCTACCGCATCCTCTCAGCTTATAACCGCAAGAGATTCGAGTATAATATTTGGGGTATTTGAAGATGGCAATAACCATACGGCATCAACAACCCATAACGCGGTAATCAAACATGGGTTAGATGAGGTTTTGATACCAAAATCACAAATTGAAAATATTTGGAAAAATAAATCTCAACAATTTTTTGCGATAAAAGTAAAATCTACAATAGGTGGAAGTAAAAAAATAGAATATTATCTTGCAGATGATAGCATCTTAGATGGAACGAGTAATAGTATACATGGTTCAACAGAAATAACTGATGGAAATTGGACTCCACTAGGATCGTCAAGCACTTTTACATTTGCTGAAGGAGGATATTACCCAAATCAGTATGCGCAACTATTAATTTGGAACGATATAAGTTGGGCAGATGGAAATGAATTTCTTAATCAAATGAAAATAATTCGTAATAATGGAGTGGGAGCCGGATGGGAAAATTATAACCCCAATGATTCATATAAAAAACCAATCGGTTATTGGAAGATGGATGGAACACAATCCAATAATATCTTAGAAACTCTTAATAAGGCTTAAATGTAAAATTTCATAAAGTTATACTAAAACAAAAAAACAAATAAAATAAATTATGAGTCAAGCAACAGATTATACAGAAGAAGCTGTTCTCAACGGGTTAGTTGGAGGAACAGATATAACGCTTAGTACGGGCAAACCATATGTCGCACTATTTACAACAGCACCAAACGATGCCGGAGGAGGGACTGAATGTTCCGGTGGAGCATATGCAAGAATTCAAGCCGGAGCAACAAATCAAGGAGATTTTGGATCAGCATCCGGAGGTTCAGTAACAAATTCATCTGAATTTCGTTGGGCAGACGCTACCGCGAATTGGGGAACAATTACGCATATTGCACTTATGGACGCATCAACAGGTGGGAACATGTTGGTTTATGGTGCTTTGCAGAGTTCAGTCGAAATTAATGCCGGAGATATTTTTAAAATCCCTGCTAGTGGATTTACGATTCAAATGAGTTGAAGCTTTTTCAAATATTTATTTTTTTATCTTTTAGTAGTTGTAGCTATAAATCCCTACTTCCCCCAACGCTCGCTGTAGTTGGTGGGGGAGTAGGGGCGGTTGCTACCGGAGGTACTCCAATGGGAGCCGGACTTGGAGCCGGACTTGGAGCCGGAGCCGGATCACTTTTACTACTAGATAAATCAAAAGATCAGTCTGAAGAACTTGTCATTGAGGCACTCACGAAGGATGGCGCGAATGCTCTTATAAATGCGAAACTAGAGTCTGCAAAAAACAATGGATTTTTTGATGGAGTCTTAGCAGAAGTTTACGGAGTTTTAAAACTTTGTGTAATTGGTTTAGCGTTATGGTTTTTAATTCCGATGCTGTATACCCATTATCATGCAAAAAAAAATCGAGATGGAAAATAACTTAATATTTTACGCATTGCAAATGGTGAGTGGATTACTTTTTGCAATTGGTGGTTTTGTCATAAAAATGGCATTTCATAAAATTGAATGTAGCGCTAAAAGAATTAATAAACTTGAAGTGGATATGGCACGAAACACTTCAGAGAATGAAACTCTTTTTAAAAGACTAGATGGAATAGAATCAAAGCTTGATAGATTAATAGAGCTTAGAAGGAATGGGTAAATTCAGGTCAGTCTTTCAATTGGATGATCCATTTGTTGAGGATGGCGACATTTCATTTATTGGTCTTGATCAAATTACTGAGCCAACGAGATTAGAACCATCAATTTATACAGAGGCAGAAAATGTAAGAATTGAAGAGGGAGTGGTGAAATCGAGAGGTGGATTAAAACTTATGTTTCAGTCCCAAGTGCCACTTCGATATAATCATCAATTTACCCAACTTGTAACATATTCACCTCCTTTAGGTGAAGAAAAACTAATAGTAATGGGCATGAACGACAATCAGTACTACATTACTGATTCAACTCAATCTAATCCATCTGCTAACATTGCCTTTCCACAAGAATTTTCATGGAAATTTGATAATAGCGTAATGGCAATCAACACTGCTGTTTTTAATTATGCATTCAGAGTTATTCAGGCTTTTGATGAATTAATTTTATTTCCATCCTATGCAAGTGGCGAGCGTCCTTGGAGGTGGAATGATACAATGAATTCTTGGCAAGTTTTAAGTGGTACTCATACTATGTATTTAACTGATGAAACAACCGGAGGATATGTTGATGTCAATGGAAATCCAAGTCAAGTTCCGGTTCAAGACCCAAGCTTTTTTGTATGCCCACAAGCACCATTTGGAATTTATTTTCAAAACAGATTAATCATTCCTTGGTTTGATGACTCTCCAACCTCAGTCGCTTTTTCTGACACTCTAAATAATAATTTATTTAAGAAGACAAATACATTTTTTTTAAATCGCGGACAAGGTGATGTTTTGCTTGCTCTTGCACCTTATTTAGAAGATCAAGTTTTATGTCTATGTAAAAAGAGCATTCATATTATTTCAAATGTTTCGACACTTGATTCAGGAGGAAGGGCAACAGAAATTACTCGTCAATTAGGAATTGCCGGAGTTAATGCATGGACTCAAAACGGAAGCTATATTTATTTCGTTTCTAATGAGGGTGATATTCAAGTTTTAGTCCCTCAACTTGATCCTTCAAAAGGATTGGGCATCGCAATTTCAAAAGTGAATTTAGATAGTGAACCTCTATCAAAAAAGGTTCCTAATATCATGAAGAGAGTAAATGTAAATGCAATTGATACTGCAATTTTACATTACCATAAAAATTTAGTATACTGCGCGTTGCCACTCGATGGTGCTAATTCACCTTCCCATATTTTGATCTACGACTCGTTACGATCTCAATTTGTTGGTCTTGACTCGTTTAATCAAAATTTATGGGCAGGGACAGGACAAGAAAGTCTTACAAATCCAACTACAACTCAGTCCGGATTTAGGATTTTTGATATTCATACTTTTCAAGACGAAGTTTACATATCAACAGATCGACAAGTTTTTAAATATACAGATTTAAAATCGGATGAAAATTTTGACATAGATTTTAAATTAGTGACTCGAAGTTATTTGGCTCAGGATTACAGCATTAAAAAATTTGTGCAGGGTAAAATTACATATGATATAGGAGGTGAAAGAATTAGGAAAAAAGGTATATCATTAAATTATGGGCTTAACTCAGATATCGAAGTTGGAACTAAAGTAAAAATAATTTCCAATAAAATTAGTTCCACAGATGGTCTCACTTTTCATCCAAGGGTTGATCAACCTACAATAATTCCATATCCACTCGCGGATGAATGGTTAGAAACCGGAGTAGAATACTTATTGTCTAGTGTTACAAGAATGAGCGATGGAGCCATTAGTCATTTTGAAATTAGGAAACCTAACTCAACAACAGATTATGTTGTAATTTCTAATTGGGTTCGTGATGTAGATTATGAAGTTGTTGTAGCAACAAAACTTGAAGTTTCGGTAAACGCAATTGCACCTAAATCAACAACAAAAGTAAAAGAAATTGAGTCTACCATTTCCGATGAAGGAAAACTGCAATCTTATAATATACGGAAAAGAGGTCAGTCTGTAAATTTAGAAATAAAATCAAATGGTGAATGTAAAATTCGATCTATTCAAATTGAAGCTGTTGTTCAAAATGCTCGAAATGTAGGAGATTATTCGTAATGGCAATTAGGGCAATAGTTACACCACAAGGTTTACCTGAAGTAGGTACAGAGTTAAGTGTAGAAACTTTTGCAAGAATTGGTGCACCTAATGTAATTGTTCCTACTAATAATATTGTTATTGGGTCAGGGGAAACAATACAAATCGATGGTACATTATTGGTTAATGGAACCATGTCCGGTTCCGGAGTTCCAAGCGGAGGGACAGGTGGGACAGGTGGGGCAACCGCACTTAATGGATTAAATGATGTTTCTATCGCTAGTGTCAATTTAGGGGATGTCTTAAAATGGAATGGTTCATCTTGGATTAATGATACTGATGCCGGACTGACTCAGCTTAACTTGCCACAACTTGCTGATGTAGCTTCCACTACTCCACAGGATGGTGATATCCTTCAATATGAATCCACTTCGCAAAATTGGAATTTTGTCAACAATACTGACTTCATTGACTCAATTATCGATGGAGGGGAGGCAAGTAGTGAACCACATTATGTTACAGCATTTGATATAGATGGAGGACATGCATGAGTGTCAGACGAATATTGGTTCGCAGATCGACTGCAACCGAATGGAATTCCGTAGACCCTGTTTTAAGGCAGGGAGAAATTGGTTTAGATTTGTCTGCCAAAAGAATGAAATGTGGAGATGGTTTCAAAAATTGGTCTCAACTAGAATACATCGATGATGCCGGACTTGAATCTTTACGGACAGAATATGGGACAGAATTAACTTTTAATTTACACTTTGATTTAAACAAACATTAACATGAGTACAGCAAACGATATATTAGGAAAAATTGGCGAAAAAGTAGGTAGTGAATTTTCAAATTTGAGGGTTTCACTAAGCACATATTATGCAACACAAGTAAGCTTGGGTAATGTGGTTAACACTATCGACTTTACCCCTTATGCAACAAAAGTTTCATTAAATGGAGTTGTGACCTCGCTTGGAAATGCGAGGGTTTCGCTTGGAGGTAGACTTACCACATTAGAAAATGCAGGGTATGCAACTACAAGTGAAGTTGATTTGAAAGCTTCAAAGGTAAGCATTGATAGTCTTAAAAATGGAACAGATATATTTTCAGTTCTTAAAGCTACGCGAGCGGAAATTGGAGACCTGAATGTTACGGGAACCACCACCACAATTAACACTCAAACACTAAGTGTTGAAGATAATATTATTGAGGTTAATCTTAAAAGTGACGGATCAGAAACTGCACAGACAGGTGGGATCGAAGTTAATCGTGGCGAATCGGTAGCATCCATTAATGAAACTCTTGGTAATGGTATTACCAACTTTAGTGCCACACCTAATAGTGATGGATACCTGTTGGTAATGAATTGGGAACTTAATGGGTCTTCCGTACAATTTAATGTTGGTAATACTCAACCACAAGGGAATGAAGTAGATTCTCATATTGGTAAACTGCAAGTCGGAACGGATTGGATGACTATAGGATCAGGGGCATATTTAAACTTTGATTTTGATAGCGATGGGAATCTAATAGCTATTGATACAATAGAGGACACAGGTGGTGGAGGTTCTTCTGTTCAGCGTATCGTTGGCTTTACCCATGTGGGTGGTGTAGAGGATAAAGCTAAATTTATTTGGGATGATAGTGGTCAGGGAAGTTTTAAAGCGTTACTTGGCTCGACAGCAACAACACTTGAGGTGGGTGTTTTAAAAGTACCAAACTCGTCCGGCATAAAAATAAATAATGTAGCCTTGGGTGATTACGCAACTTTTGAATCAGCGTTCTTGTCAGAACTATAAATGTCAATTCTCGCACAGATTGGTACGAAGGTAGGTTCTGAAATAAAGAACCTAGACATTCGCTTGTCTAGTGCGGAAAATGCTATTGTGAATCTAGGTGGGCAACAACCTCCACCAACAGGCAATTTTACAATTGAGCCTGTCACTTGGACTAATCTTACGGAAATAGACTTTGGTGGATATGTTGCTGACCCTAGCAATGATGGTTCTGATCGAGGTTCCACTAGTGAGCCCGTTACCCTGATCGTTTTGACGGAGTTTTACCTTGGTTCATCTCTGATGCCTGAAGGCAAGATGCTTCATGGTGTGGGCAGTGGAGAGTCTTTAATTAGAATGGAAGACCCTAATGATCCACGAGACAGACCTTACACAACGGCAAATCAGGACACGGGGACTTGGGCTTGGCATGACTGGGCAAATCGGGGGATTACATGGGAATATGCTAAAGAGAATAAAGTTGTAAGTGGTGGATCAGTTCAGACATTCACAGGAGGCTCAATCGAAAAAATTAGTGGAGTTGATGGTTATAATGCAGGAGCATCATCCGTTCAAAAAATTGATGGGCAGAGTAATGGTTATGTTCAGTTTCAAATTGGGACACCAAGTAAATCCGTTAGAATCGGGCTTGTTGAATTAGACTCAGACTTTGAAGTTAACCCACCATTCCAAATGCTTTTCGATGGTGGTACTATCGGCCTATATAGCCCTTGGTTGGCTAATTACGAAACCTATGAAAGTGGAGATTGGTTCAGAATAAGGCATTATTCTGCTAATAACGAAATTCATTTTCAAAAGCGAGAAGACTTTTACCAAGCAAACGCTTCTCTCAGAGCAGAAAATTACTCAGTTTTGGATGATAGTGATGTTGGAGATTATGTAGTTTTTCTAAAAGCTAGTGTCGGCCAACAAATAAGTGGAACCGACGTGGCGGTTACTTTGAACCGAGGTTATGAAATTATTGGTTATTCTTCCGCGAGCAACAGCTTAAAAGTTTTGGACGATAACGGGAATAATGCTTGGCTAGCACTTAACAACACGAGTAGTGAACGTAATCGAGGAGACGCATGGGAGTTTTCTGAAAATATCGGGCAAAATTATTTTACTTTTTACACGCACCCAACTTTTTCTAACGGCAAGGATCTGTATTTAGACACTTCTTTTCATACAATAGGTTCTCGTTTAAACGATGTGCAAATAGCTTATGAGTAAAATACAAGAAGCATTAACTTTTTACGCAAAAATCGATAGGGATTTTTACAAAGATTTGAGTATTTATATACAGCATGGTTTTATTTATTCAGACCCTGATTGTATAGCTTTAGCAAAACCTGTCAAAATGATGGATGGTGATCCTACAAATAAATGGATAAATGTTCGCAATGACAAAGCAGACGCATGGTATATACATTTTGCACTTGGAGAGGGATGCATTAAAAAAATGTGCGATAGAATACCATTCACTCTTCCATACATTGGGTTCGGTCGAGTTTTAAAAAATAAAAAAATTAAATATTACAAAAGTAAAAACTTTTTCAGGAGGATAAAATAATGGGATCAAGTTCAGAAACAATTTATATGCCACCGGAAACAATTGATTATGGCGAATCAATGCGAGATGCGTTGCAAGCACAAGTTGATATGGCAGAGCAACTATATCGAGCAGAGGCAGATTCATCATATGGTAGACCTGCTTATAGTCGATTAGAACAGAAGATCGCAAAAAATGCAATGATTGGTGAGCGTAAGCAAGTCGATCAAGATGGTTATGTTGTTGCAGACACAAAGAATTTTGATAAAAATAAATTTGTTCAATTTGAAAGCCAAAAGGATGCAATATTAGCCAAGGCACGGGAAATTGATCCATCCCTTGGGGTATATGAAAAAATCCTAAAGGGTCAAGATGCAGACGGAACATGGTGGGAAAATGCACACAATCAGGGTTTTACTTATGGAAGTGAGGACGAAAAAAATATTGTGGGTCGATGGAACATGTGGAGGGCAGAACATAAGGCAAACACAGGACAGGATATCGTCACTCCGGAATCAGGAAAAAATGCCCCATATTACGAGCGAGGAAACACAAGTAATATTGCTGACCCTGAATCAGGAATAGTTCGTGAGTATGTTGGCAAAGAGTCAGCAGGGAAAGAAGTTTATAGTGGTGGAATCACAGAGTTAGTAGGTGGTCGGCAACAGACTGAATATTTTAATGAGGATGGAACTAAAACTACTAGACAAGCAGGGTTTGATGAAAACGGAGAATTCCTTGGCGCTCAAAAATTTGAACAAGATTTAAGGCAACGGGAACAAAGGAGCACAATTGCCAATGAATTGGGATTGGTTGGCGAATATGGACAGCAAGCGACTGATCTTTATCGTCAACAGGGAGGCATTCAAGATGCCCTTGATGAAACTGAAAGACTTGGTCAGATGTCTGCAATTCCAAGGTATCAATCAAATGATATTTTTGGCTTAGTGGATAATCCGCAACCCACAATGCGACAAGGTCAACAGCAATTAGATTACGAGAATGCTGTTCAGGATTTAAGTAATTTTGAGGCAGATTATAATCAGCAAAAACAAATGTTTGGAGATGGATATCAAGCCAACACTTTGGATTGGGATAAGTCTGAAAGTTGGCAAAGTATGAAAAACGATTGGGCAGATAATGAGTGGGAAGGAAAACTTTATGCCTATGTTAATGATAAGCAAAAATTTGAAGAATCATCTACTAATAAAAGAAATGAATTACAAAATAGAATTAATCCTAAATCAAATAAAAGGGAGCAACCGGGAGGGGGTTATGGTCAAGGTTTCAGCGAGCGAATGCCTGAGCAGGGTGCAAACTTCTCTAAATCAAATCAACCAAGCTCAAGAGGTCTAAATCAACAAATGCTTGCACAAGCCCAACAAGGTATGCAAGCCGGAGGAAGACTTACCGCGAGAGAGTTAAGAACAGCACAACAAGGTGCTAGAATGGCATCATCCGCAAGAGGAAGAGGCAGAGATTTCTCAGGTGTTTTAGCAGAATTAAATTTTGGTGAACAAGCATCAAGAGCAAGAGAAACGCAAAGACAGAATTTTGCCGGACAAGTCATGAACACCCAAATGGGATTAATGGACAGGTCAATATCCCAAAAGCAAATTAATGATCAATTATATCAGCAGGGATTACAAATGGATCGTGGATATGCAACTCAGCGAGTTGGGCTTGAGACAGCAACTTCCGCAGACCCATTTCAAGCGATTTTAGGCAGACCCTCCGGAGTTCAAAATCAAGCAGGGCAAGCTGTTTACGGAAATGCATATGCCGGAGTCGGAGCAAGTCCACAACTTTACAATCCGGCTCAAGGAGCGCAATTTGAGGCTAATCAGGCATCAGAGTTAAATAGTTATAACTCTGCATATGCCGGAGCCGAGGCAACGCGGAAAGCAGGGGAGTCTCAAATGTGGGGGAATATTATTGGAGGTGCCGTTGGAGGGGTCACCGGAGGTTTAACCAAAAAATATTTATAGTCATGGCATCACCATATTTTTCAAACATACAAGTCAATCGCGGAGACTATTCCGGTCTTCAGAGAGGTGCTGAAGCTCAGGCTAAAGCAATGGCACAAAATGGTGCAATAATTGGAGGAATGTTAAAAAACATTGGTAGTGCTTATTTTGAAAAGAAAGAAGCAGAAGCACTAGCAGATGACTTTATGCAGACAGAAGAATTCAGGAATATGGCTAAGTCTAAGAATATGTCTGACGAAGAAATAAATGCTATACAGATGTCACCGGAGTATCGAGCTAAAGAAGGGCAAAAATTCTTAAAGGATGCCGGAGGGGTTCAAGAAGCAATGAAAAAATACCGAGAAGGTATAAAATTTAAACAAGAGTTTGAAGTCAATGAAGCTCGAAAAAACCAAATACAACAGCAGACAAATTTAATTCAAAATCAGAATAAGCAATTAGAACTTCAAACAAATTTATCCAACGCAAAGAATGCTTACTTAACATGGAGTAGTGATCCTAAAAATAAAGATGTTACTCCGGTAACAAGGTCACAGGAATATTTAAAATATGTTAAGGAGCAGGGAGGTGATGTTAGTTTAGCCACTCGGTCTGTTCAAGAGGTAAATAAGGCAATGGGGCTTGGAAGATATAACTCTGCTCTCTTACCTACCATTAAACAGGGCATGATGAAGACTGAGGGTGATGGCACTCAGCTTGAAGAATTAAACTTTTTATCGCAGAGTGAAATGCAAAATGCCGTTGATTCTGTAATTACAAATTTAAATTTACCACAGGAGCAAATTGATGCATTAACTAAGCAATTAGAATCATTGGTTGTGCCTGATGGGGGAGTTCGGAAGACAGCAAATGAAATAGCTGAGTTAGTTGGATTTGGTGAATTTAAGCAAGTCATGGATAGCATGGGTGACCTCCGGCAAACTGACTTATTGATAAATAATGCTTTAGCCTATGTGATGAAAAATCCTAATGACCCTGAAGGTCTAAAAGAGTATTTTGTAGGAAACCCTGTGAGTGCATCAGTAGCATTAATTAAGTTAGCTAAATTAGCGCAAGGTGCAGGGGTTTTATCAAATCAGGATGTTAATCGAATTCAGGGGTCACAAACTTTTTACGAAAATGTAAATAGATGGTATGACAAAAAAATTGGTAGTGAATATAAAGTAACATCAAAAGACATAGGAGAAGGTGGACAATTTCATAAATTAATAAACCCTGCTACTTCAAAACCCTACGAAGCAGGGGAGATTGTTCAATATGGAGGAGGTGAGATTACCGCAAATGATTTACTTTTTATGAAGGATGTAATGGGAGCATTACAAGGTAAGTTTATGTCTGACACGAATAAATATGTGCCAAGAATTTTTAAAGGAGTTCAAGATCAATATGGTGGATTAACCCTTGGTGAAATTGATACACAACTAGGTGGGATTTCTGAGTTTATGCAGGGTGGAATTGAAAGCTTATATAAAAACCAAGCTGTTCCAATGGAGAGGGATATTGCCCATGCTCGAAATGCGATTAAGAAAGGAATGTCTAAGGAAGAATTTTTATCAAAAATTGTAATAGATACTCCTGAGAAATCTCGGAGAGCAAATAGTGCATTTGGTATTGCAGGGAATCAGTTGTGGGAAAATGGAGAATTAACACTTAATGAATTTGAAGCTGTTGAGGCAAGTGCCGGAGAGATGATGCAAGGCTTTACCGGAAATGAAAAACCTCTTAATGAAAAAGAGTTAAGGGAAACAGCAACTCAGAATTACAACAAACAGGTCGATAATATTTTAAAAGACATTGAAAATAATGTATCCAAAAGAGCAGAGAATGCCGAGAACGGACGGATTACAATGGGAGTAGTAGCAGGGGTTTCCGCAGGGACATCTGCAACCGGATATTTTTCAAATAAAGCAGAAAATTCACTAAACCAAAATCGAATTATTCGTGAAGATATAAAAGGGAAAGACAGAATTAGGTTCGATAGTATGGATTCAGGTATGACATCTAAGCAAAAATATAATCAGATGTTATCCGAGAAATTAGACAATCCAAAAGAATTAACAAAACAGGCAAAGCTTGTTGGTATCGATCCAAACGACACAAAGAAATTTGGTTTTGGTAAAAAGGGAGAAGCTAAATTAAAGAAAGCTGTTACAAAAAAACTTGATCAACAGGTTGCCGACAAGGCAACCAAAGTACTTGGTAAATCATTTATAAAAAAAGCAGGATTATCTTTAGTGGGAGGATTGGTTTCAGGTGGTATTGGTTGGGCAATCGGAACCATTGATATGCTAAGTGATGTAGGTGAAATTCGGGATCAAGAGTATGATGCGAAGATTGATGAATTAAAGTCAATGCAATCAACATTGTCAGGTAAGGAACTAGAACTAAATAAGGCATTAGTCGCTAAACTGAACTACCAAAAAAATAATTTTTTGGAGACAGCAAACGAAGCAACCTCGTATGAAAAGCGATACAATTTTGGAAGATGATTGATTATTCAAAACTAGAAGAGAGTCTTAAAGAGTCAGATGAGATAGACTACAAAACTGAGACCATAACTCCGGAGGATAGGGAAAAGGAATACTTCATTCAGGATTGGATGAGGAGAGAAAATCGTGGTTATGGTGAAGCAATATGGGAATATGCAAAAGCTGTTCCTGAAGGTCTTCGCAATTTAGTGACTGAGGAAATTCCACAAGCTTGGAATGGCAAGTCCATGACTATGTCTATGCTAGGTTTGGGTGACAAGGATGGAGATATGGCAGACGCATGGGGAAGCTTTATCGGAAGTTCTGAACTAGGTGCTAGAGACTCTTATAATGCCTACAAGGCAATAGTCGGTAATATTAAAGATCATTTTAATTCTGAGCTAAGTTTAGAGCAAAGGGCAGAAAGGGCATGGGGTCGGCATAAACATCAAATGAATTATTTCAATGATGCTAGGGAAGCTTTTATAAAAGCGACTACCAATCAATTCCAAAACAAGGTTTCATTTTTAGCAGACTTTACTGATGCCACAAATTTATTACCATCAGCAATCGCGTTGAAAGGTGGATCAAAAATGGTCAGGAAAGGCTTGAAGCAATCTGCTAAAGCATCTGCATTCGCGTTAAAAGGTGTTGGTGATGGATTGTTAAAAACTAGTGATGTTTTAGGTCTGCCCAAAAAACTTTCAGACAATGCAAAAATTGGAGGAGGATATTCTGTTCTTCAGGGTGCATCAATTGCCGGAACTCTAGGTGGAATTACTACTCCCATTGTAGCCCCAATCGCATCGGCTATTTCTTTTTCTTATGCCGGAGAGGTCTTGGCAAAAATTGCCGGAAAGACAGGCAGGGAACTTGGGGAAATCGCAAGTATATTTTCTCAACCTTCTTCACATTCTAGATTTTTACATCGTCTTGCAACAAGTGACAAAGTGAGCAAAGCAACTCGCAAAACAGCAACAGCTTTGTACAACATGAAGGGAACTCAAATGTATGATATTGCATTTGATTCTTTTGTTGCAGGATTGGGAGCAGGGGCAATGCAAATAGCAATGGAGGGACTACAGGGTAAGTCTGCGGAGGAAGTTGGATATGCTACCGGTATGGGCATGGGATTGGGTAGTCCTGTTGGTGCTATTGGTGGGCAGAGGGGATCAGGAAAATCTCGTTCAGCTTTTAACCAAGATGGATCACTTTCTGAGCGTTCGCAGACCGGAGTTGATAATTATATCGCAAAGAAAAAACAGCAGGGAAATAGAGAAACTGCTGAAGCGATTAAAGGTTTGGATGATATGTCCAAAGTCGCACTTACTACACTCGATGAATTAGCCGGACTTGGTAATTTTCGGATGGAACTTGTAAGTGATGATTTTGCAAGAGAAGCAATAAATAAAAATCGATCACCGGACATCAAAGTTCCTAAAGTTAAAGAAGGTAAAGTACCTCCGGCTTTCTACGATGGCAAATCTAGAACAATTTATATAAATGAAAAATATATAAAAGAAGGAACTAAGATAGCGTCCCAAAAATTTCTTCATGAACATGGGCATCATGCGATGAAAGAATTACTTGGTTCAGCACCGATGACTCGCAGGGCAATCTTAGAAAAATACCAAGATGACAATGGTGTTGAATTTATTTACACCGATGAGAATGGAAAAAATTTAGGAGGTGTTAAGGTTAACAAAGAGGCATTTCAATTTGCCAAGGATTATGCAATGGCAATTATGCCAAGTATACCTGAATACGCTCATCAACTTGGCTTTACCGGACAATTGGACGATAAGGGAAATCTTGTTGATGTAAATTATAATGGCAAGGGTGATGCCGGATTATTATCTGAGGAAATTGGAGCCGAGCAATGGAGCCTAGCAACTCAGGAAAATCCAAATGCTTTCGCTAATATGAACAAAGGCATTCGTCATTCTTTGTTTGACGCGATGAAGACTGCATTAACTAAAATGGGAGTCCTTGACCCCAAGACTGAAAAACATGCTAAGTCCATAATTTCTGAGGCAATGTTGTCGAACGATAAGGTTAAGAAAGTTTTTAATAATTACACAAAAGAAAAACAAAAGCATTTAGCTCAACGAGCAGAAGATATCGAGACCGGAAGAAAACACGCTCCTGAAGATGGACAAACTGCAAATGAAAGATTCACTCAGTTGTTTGGGGGTATTGGTGTTAACATGGCACTCGCGTCCCATTTCCATGTAAAAGACTCAACTCAATACAATCAACTTCTAGAAGCAGATGCACTTCGTAGTAAAGAAGGGGAAGCAGGGAAGTTCACCGGAATTGGAAAAGGGAACGAAGGTAAAAATTTACATTGGAAGACTCGTCAAGTTTTTGGAATGTCAGGCAAATATAATAATGCTGTGACCTCTGTTATTGATATGATCCAATCGGCAATTGACAAAAGACAAATGCTGAAATTTGGATATCGTTCAGCGTCATGGAAAAATCGATCAGATTACAATCCCTTCTTTGAAAGAAGCGTCACTCCTTATGCTTGGCAAATAAGCCCTAAAAAGCCTTACACTCGCATGGGTAGAACTATCTATCCCAACTTGAAGGTAATGGCATATGATGCCGACATTGTTGAAAATAACATAGAAATAATGGCACATGCCGGATTGCTACCGGATGGAATAAGTGTAGATGATTTTAAAATGAATTTTGCTGAACATGCACAATCTGTTTTAAGCGAAAGCACAGATGAAGGACAGATTAATCCATTGGGTAAAGGAGAAAATGAACTTTATGTTATGGCAATGGGCATGAAGGAGTCAGGTGAACGAATTGTTGATCCAAATAGAAACGAATGGTTCTCTGATCCGGAGCGTAATAAAATGAAAAACGCTTTCAAAAGTTATGATGTTTCTGCACTTGCCGGATTGAATACTGAAAACCGGAGTGGGTATGCATACGATTACAAAAATGCAAAGTTTAATTACATGCCGATGCTATCCGGACAGGGAAGTGAAAATTCAACTATTCCATCACAAGGCAGAAAGAAATATGTCACATCAAATAGAACAAATGGATTTATCGCATTACCATCTTCGTTTGATAGGTATACTAATGATGAAATAGAAACCATCCTCAGAGACCCTGATTCTGATTTTAATATTGATGGTGAAAGTTTAAATGAATCGTTGATTGAGTGGGCATTAAATCCACATGAAGATAATCAAAATCAGGTCGATAGAATTGGATCATTTTTAATTGGTGCAACTAAAGGAAATCAAGATATATTTGCCACTCAGAAAATTGATTTTGGACTTGGCATGGAACCTCCTATTGATCTTGAATCTAATGGTCAAGCAAGGATAGATTGGAAGAGAGATAGTTACGAAGCTTTAGGAAACGAGTTGGAACAAGTGCTTTCAAATTATGATGGCATTAAAGTAGAATTAGATTCAGGATTTAATTTAAGTCAGGTTTCAGATATTGATGGAAATCAGTTGGTGACTGAGGATCAAATTATTGATGACTTTGGAATCACCTATAAAATTACTGACAGCAATACTGAAGCTAAAATGAAGGATGGTTGGAAGGGTGGAGCCTCATTCAAAATAAACATTATCAATGAAAGGCAAAACCAAGATTTCCCATTTGTAATCCGGCTCGATACAACTGATTTAGGTAAAGAGGGAACAGGTCAATTTGGAAGTGTTTTTTCAGGAAAGAAAATTTATCAGGCATTGTATGATTTTGCAGATCAGGTTGGCATTCCAATTGTTCACTTAGATTTAACTAGCGTAAATGATCTAAGGACAGCAAGTGCAAGATTATCACAACTTTTAAAAAGTAAAAATAAAGACCACATCAGTTTTCATAAGACTAAAAGAGGGGAATATAAATTTAATCAAAGGGACTACACAGATGAGGTTTTGGTGGACAGCACTAATTCTGATTCCTATGTCCGGCTTATTACAGCATTCGCCTTAAAGGAAAGAGATGAGGTTCGAGCTAGAATTGCCGAGGTTCATATGGATGATATAACATCTGATTTAGCCCAAGAACTTCAGGGTTTAAATGATCAAGATTCTACCTATACTGACTTGGAGTATTTTAATTTACTTGATGCATTTAGGTATGATTTTGATACCGGAAATTATTTAGCAATAGACCATCGAATCGGGCAGGGTAATGACATTGGAAAAGAGTATTTAGTTTTTCCTAAAGGAGATGCCACAAGATCAGAAACAAAAGAGTGGTATGAGAATCCACAGACGATGCATTTGATTCATCCGTTGATGCGGAGGTCAGCAGATAAAAACGATTTTGGATTAATAAAATATTTAAAAACTTATGGTGCATTGCAACTTGGCGTTGGGGAAACAAGTTTCAAGAGAGCAATAATTACAAACACGATTCTTCGAGCGACTGAAGGAAATGACATGTTTGCTAATGACCATAAACTAAAGACAAGCAATGAGACCTATCAGAGAAGAAATTTAGGTCAGGGGTTATTCTTTATGCCTGAACCTTCATGGAGTGCCGGAGTGAAAGATGGCAGACTTGAAATGGATGTGACCAACATGAGTCGAGCAGACATTGATCTTCTTATGGATGCCGATAAAGAGTTCCAAGAGAAAGGTTACAATAGTAAATATTTCAAAGAGTGGCATGAGGGTGGACTATTGACAAAAGAAGATTCACCTGAGCCGATAGTGTTAGTTCATGGACATTCAGGTATGATGACTGAGCGTGGAAATTTTAGAGAAGATATAGGAGAGCAAAGACATCGGTATGGTTCACTTCAAGCTTTCTTTACTGACAGGGATGATAGGGCAGGGGGAATAGGAATGAGTTCTCCCCAAGAAGACGAGTCCACTTTTGTTATCAAGGGTAAGAAAATGTGGGATACTAATAACCCTGAGCATCAAAATTTAATTAGCGAATGGTGGGCAGAAATGCCACTTGAGGATAGGCAACAATATATTGGAACTTCTTTTAATGGAGTAAATATTACAGATGTCATTGATTCAGTAGTGTGGCAATGGAGAACTCATTCTCCTAGTTCTAGATATAGAAAAACAAAAATACCAACACTAGTTTCATACCTTACAGAATTATTTGAGGGTAATGAAATTTTAAATGATGGAACAAGTCGATTAGATACACCTGAAGGTCGATTCATGGAAAGTATAATGGATCAAAGTTTTAAGGAAAAGCTAAACAAAGTATTTATATCAGGTCGTAGAGGTGAGGATTATGATTTGGCTAATCTTCCACCAAAAGCAATGGAAGAAATCGTGATGCAGGGATATCATGAAAAGGGTCTTAATTGGAATATGTTTGAAAGTCCCTCAAGCGTGGCAACAAATCTTAGTGACCCATCTAAGACTACTGATAATTCAATTAATACATACCTGTATAAAAAACATGGATTTGATTTATTTAAAATGCATGAAGAATATGGAGGTAGAACTTATGCTGTTGTTGACGCAAAATCACAGACTAAAGTTTGGGGAGATACGGGTGACTTAAAAAGACAGGAATTCACATTCCGAAACGAGGGTGTAATTCTTGCAATGCCATACACCATGTTGACGGATGAAACTGCTCAACACTTTGATAATTTAATCGAGGATATGAAAAAAAATCCTTATGGATTCACGATTGATCAAAGTAATCTTATTCATGCGAAAACCGGATATGTTGTAGCACCTGAAAAAGAAACAGAATTTATTATTCCAATTCAGGAAATGAACCGGACTGCATTATGGAATTATATTAAAACTCATGCTCATCGATTTAAAAAAGATGGGGCGCATATCGGGGGATGGTTAAATGATGAGCGAGGCTTTATGCTCGATGTCGCATTCCCTGTTAACAACTACCTAGATGCTGTAAGAATGGCAATATGGGGTGACCAAGATTCAATCTATGATATCGACACAAAAACAGAAATTAAAACAAGGAAAGATAACGGGGAACAATCAGTACCTGAAAACTTCCCCTTCACAACAGAAGAAGTCAAAGAACAAGCACCTGAAGATGCTCTTGCCTTTGCAGATGCGAGATGGAGAAACAAGGGAGCAATTCGCCACGAGAGCATTGAATCTGATCGTGGACAGATATCAGATGGGGTAAGAAAATCTATGCTGAATTCGTTGATGTTCATGCCAAGCGTTCCGAGCGAGGTAATGAGCAAAGATACGAAAATGAGTTTCCCAATGTTAAGTTATGATAATGACAAAACAGAAATTCAATTGACAAAAAATTCAAAAGATTGGACTCAGTCTCATTGGGATCAATATTTTGCAGACAATGCACTCGCGGATAACCTAATGAAAAAATTAGGAAAGCGATATGCGACTCCGGAAAATTGGGAAAAGATTCATCAACTTAGATTAAATTCTGTAAGTAGTTTTGACATCCCTGCACCTCCTACAAAATTCCTAGATTATGTAAATGACATTGACCAATTGATCGGATGGTTAGACAGCACAATGGCAACTAATCCTGAATTTATAGAATTAGCTAAAGAAGGGTATGAGAGTGCGAAAGAACTGCATGACATTGTTAAGCCTCCGGAAATGATAGCACAGAGTTTTATATGGGGTTTACTTAGCCGGATGCTTGATCCTTACAATCAGGAAGCAGGTTGGCTTAGGACAACAAACTATAAGCCAATGTGGAATGCCATCTTCCAATCCATTGATGGGAATTATGAAATGGAGAAGGGTACATTTTATGATATGAGTGCGGTTGCCGATGAAAAATATGGAGCCGGATGGAGATCGCAAAAAGGGTACAAAGATTTTGATGTAAAAATTGGAGAACTTGAATCAGAGATCGAGCCAACTAAAATTGATTATCGAGCATTAGCTGAATCTAGTCCACTTTATCGGGAAGCAGTTTCATTAGGTGAGTTGCCGAAATTAAAGTTAAATAAATTACGGACTCGCATAGTTAATAAGCTGAAGAAAAAAGAAAAGAAAAGAGTCGATAAAATTAAAGATAGAATTAAGGTAATTGGAAAACAGAAAAAAGCTTACATCGACTCAAGAATTAAAAAGTTACCAAAAAAAGAAAGGGTTGCTTTAGCTTCCGAAGCTGAACGAAGAAACATCGAGGATCAACCGGATACATTTACTGACATCGTTGCCAATATGTTTAACGATCAAAAGAGTCCGGTATCAGCAGGGAATAATGCCAAGCAAAATATTCAGGCAATCCATGACATGCTTGTTAAGTGGAATGGTCGATGGAAAGAATTGACGGGAATCTTCAATGACAAGTCTTTAAATGGTCAGCAAATCCGCGAGAAGATGTGGTCAACAGGTTTCCTTGGAGCCGGAGTGAAGGACAAAGTAACATCATTTGTTATCGCTTTAATGGCAGACCCAAATGTTGTGATCATGGATAGATGGCAATTCGTGAATGTGTGGGAACACCAAATCCAAGGTGCAGTTCAAGACAGACTGCAAAAAGTAAATGAGATTATTGCTGATCCGGAAGCTTCAAAAACTGCTAAGGAATTTGCTGAGAAGCAGAAAAAAGAATATGTGAAATTTGGGGTCAGTCCATATCGAGTGGATGCCAAGGGTGTACCGGAAGACAGATCAGGTTATTATAAAACTATCGGATCACAATTAGATGATCCTGTCGAACATGCTATGTACCGGACATTAGAATATATGTTCTCTGATCTAGCAAAACAGGTTGGAAAGAAAAGAAAAGATTACGCTTGGATTGATTCCGCATTTGCTATGCATTGGGTCACTTGGAATATGATCAAGAAGGAAGCTGTTGGTCATTCTAGTTTTGATATTTTAGGGGAGTTAGCTATTGCCGGAAAGTTCCCTGCTACTGAAGCAGACAGAGATGCTTTTGTTGATGACTTTATGGGCAGACCAAAATATACTGAAAAAAATGAGCGATTACCTAAACAAGAAAAAACAAGAAGGACGAGATTCGTCCAAGATGCCTACGGAAAACCAATTGAAGAAATCAAAGAAACCAATCTCGAAGGAGAAGAAAACATCTACTTCAAGGGAGTATGAGATTCCACCACTTCATCCGGCATTCGCGAAAGCAATGATGATGTTTGGTGGAGCAATGTCCGGTAAAGGTGGAGAGGGTGACGAGGAAGAATAATTTATGAGCGAAGAAAAAAAAGAAATTAAAAAGGAAAAGAAAGAAAAGAAAACTAAAGCCGAGGCTCCGGTCTACACCGGAAATAATCATCGAGCTAGAAGATTGAAGCGATAGTTTTTATGACACGGACTCCTAATTTTTTTGTTGTAACTTGCTTAATATAATATATTATGCATATTATGAACAACGCAAAAGGATTACAATTCACTATTAAAAACGCAGACTTTATCGAGTCGGAATACAAGTATGTTATTACTTATCAACCATTCACTGCACGAGGTAAGCTGTTAGGCAAGCCAAGTAATTCGGCATGGACAAAAACATTTGTAGAAGCAATTGAATGTGCTAGACGATCAGTAACTGATATCTTTGATACCATCGTTATCGATTGGAGAAATATTGAGTTCGATGAAACTCATACTCCGGATGGCAGACTTGAATTCAAAATTAACTAAGAAAGGAAACTAAGAAAATGAGTACAACTTTAAAAGATCGTCTAAAAGACAAAGGTTACACTAAAGCAATAAAATATTCGATTAAGCCAATCATTGATGAAATCAAGCAATTAAAAGGTTCATTGGAGTGGGCAAGCAAAAGACTTCTTAATGCTGATAAGAACCCCATAGACTTAGCTCATGTTTCTTCAGAATTAAAAAAAATAGGAACAGATATTGTAGAGAAAGAAAAGCAATTAGATGTTGCAGTAAGAACTTTACTATATGCTGTTGATGACAATGAAGAAATATCTGATTTCGTAAATAATTGGATAAAGCTAGAAACTAAATTTATTTATGCTCCTTTATTTGGAGATAAAGATTTTAGAGAATAAAAAAATCCGGAAAATATAAAAATCACATCCTTTATAATATTATGAACATTAAAATACATAAAAACAATTGTGGCTCATGGGACTTGTATCGAGTCGAAGCAGGGGCAGAATATTTTATTCAAAACTGCAAAACTAAAAAGCAAGCGATTGTAGCAAAAAGGCTTCACATCCATGCAGATAAAAATCCTGAATTATATACTAAAATATTAAATAGCGGAGAGTAAGAAAATGAAATTAAGAACAGCAATTCGTAAGGCTAAGACTATTGAATTAGTCACAATTATAAATCAAGGTGGAGGGTATCCATTAAAGATTACTAAAGCACAGGCATTAGAGATTTGTAAGGAAGCTGAAATATTGGATAACAAATTTCAGGAAGCTGAAGATGCATGGGTCAATGAGGATGGCAAGATTGTAGCCACTCTAGATCATGGAGTTCTCCTGATTGGTTAATCTTTATGACACAACCTTTTTTTTATTTCTTGCTTTTTATATAATAATAAACATACTGATACTTATGAACAAATTTAGAAATATCACATTATGGATTCAAAGTTACGATTGGAAAGGAAAGCATTATGATCATGGTGCTTTGTTTGACATCAAAGGTGATGAGATCAAAACTTTAAATACTGATATTAATCAAGATCAGTTTCTACAATTAACAGGATTAGAAAAACTAGATATAAAGTTTGATGAATGGTATCCAATTTATGTCGATAAATATGAGGATGAAGCTCAAGAGGTTTCCGGTAAACACGATATTGCCAACGGAGATGAGTGGACTGCATATAAAGTTTCATCTATTGCAGACTTGTTTATATTGGGCTTAGTTGAGGAGGTTAATTTTACTCAAATAAAAAAAATTCTGTCTGAGCGATTTAAAAAAGCACTTCAATGGTGTAGGAATCAAAGATATCGTGATCGTGAGTTTAGAAATTATTGGAAAGGGTTTTTTCATGGAAGTGGATATTTAATAAGTGTGTTTGGTGAAGATAGTAATGATGATCTGTACAGAGATTGGTCTTATGGCGCGTTCCGCAAAAAAGATATTACTTATGCATTAGATAGTGCTAGTGAACAGGGAGAACCATATGAAATTATAGTTGGACAAGATGTTTATGGCAGAACAAATGAAGGATATGAATATAGCGAAAGCGAGAGAGTGGATTGGGATGAAGCGGATGCCACTATCACATTTTTCGTAAAAGATAGAAAATTCTTTATCG